AGTAGTGGAAACTTCACCATAAACACAGCATCCGCTCAGATACTTACCTTTAACAACACATCAGCAGGTGCTTGGGAGGGAATAAATAATCATTATTATATAGACGGTGTGAAGCGCGGAGAGATGGATATTTACAGAAATAATTTATCTTCTGGTGCTAATTATATTTTAAAGTTAATGGATGTTTCTGGCAATTTGTTAAACGCAATGCAATTTTACGGAAACGGCACAACTCTTACAGCAGATTTTGGTTCTAATCCTATTATCAGTGGAGCGATAACGAGCAGTGGCAATGTTTTAGTGGGGACTATAACCAATGATGGAGTAAATAGATTGCAGGTAAATGGTTCAATGATTACAACTCAGTTTAGATTATCAGTTTTGAATACTGCACCTGCAAACACTGGAGACACGGGAACACTTGGAGAAATTAGAATTGTGAATAATGCAATTTACGTGTGTATTGCGACTAATACGTGGGTCAGGGCAGCACTATCTACATGGTAATAAATTCATACGGAATAATTATTTTGGAAGGGTTTTAAAATTGAACCTATTTAATCATATACCAAACACGGAAGAGAGAACAATGGAACGAGAAATTGTGCGGACTCTCATTGATTTACAAAATCAAATAGGAAAATTCAATACCAATGTGGAGAAATATCACGCGGAGATGCAAAAAGAAATAGAATTGCAGAATAAAACTCTTACTGAAATTAAAGTGCAAACAATAGCAATGAACGGGACTGTGAAACGCCACGAATCATTTAATCAAAGATTAATCGGATTATCACTTGTTAGCGGGCTTTTGGTTGTTATTATTAGCTTGATACTGTCAATTTATATGCCTCAATTCTTTGTGGATTTTAAGAACATAAATACTACAGTCATTAAACTTGAACAAATTCATAAAGGAGAAATAAAATGAATATGGAAACAATGGAGCAAGAACTGGTTGATATAATTAATGAAATGAAACAATCAGATTTTCATAAACTATAAGGAGATACATCATGTCAGACAGCACAGAAGTAAAGAAACAAATAATCAAATAATCAAATAATCAAAGACGAAATAGATAGATGGAATAATTCAATTTATCTATGGGGAGTAAGACTTAGAGTCGCAAAGAAAATTGGTGAGCGGGCAATGGAATAATGTCATAAATAAACTAAAGGAGAGAGAAAAATGAAAAAATTACAGGCTGTGGATTTATTTAGAATTCTCAAATATTTGGAACAAAGGGTGGATAGTGGAGAACTAACTGTTAAAACAAAATTTAGCTATGCAATATTAACTAATCTAGCTGTGCTAGAATCTTTGATAGAAATTATAAAAAAGGTTAGTGATCCTAGTGAAGATTTCAAAAAATATGATATTGAAAGGGTTGAATTAGCAAAAAAGTACTCAGAAAAGGGTGGGGATGGCCAGCCTATTGTTGAGAACAATTCCTATAAATTAGTGGGGGATGGTTTAACAAAATTCAACGAAGAATTTGAAAAGTTTAAGGAATTAAATAAAGATACATTGGATAAGAGAGTCAAACAGTTAAAAGAGGTTGAAGAATTATTACAGGAAGATGTGGAAGTTACTTTGCAAAAGGTTAAGTTGGATATCTTGCCGGAAGAAGGTCTAACACCTGCCATGTTAAAAATTATGAATGTAATATTGGAGAAAGAATAATGAATTGGGAGGATATTACAATAGATAGACTAGTCAGAGCTTACAATAATAAAAATTATAAGCTTACTTATGGTATATATCAGTCCAACATCTTCGGTATACGTGCAAATTCAGGAGCTACAAATAAGTTTGACGATATAATTGGTATTCTTAGAATGAATAATGGGGGTGTTCGTGAAGCTTTATTATGTAATGCCACCACTGATCCCGGACTTTATTATTTAGAGAATCCTACGAATGTTAAAGGAACTGCTATTCTGATTCCTGGGCAATATCTATGTTCTCATAAAATAGGTTTGCATAAAAATAAATACCGTGCATTAGTGCAATGTGGAAAATTACGAGTGTGGCGTGATAATGATAAAGATGGTGAATATGATCAAACTATGCCACAGGATTCAAATAATGATGGGATTAATATACATCATGCGGGAATTGATAGCAGTATCATAGATAAGTGGTCTGCAGGATGCCAAGTAGTAGCAAAAATTTCTGAGTTTGATTCTTTTATGTCCCAGATAGACGATCATTTATATAACAAATGGTCTGAGTTTTTTGATTATACTTTGTTTGAACAAAGTGATATATTGGAAAAATAAAAAGGAAATTTTATGGGTTTAGATAATCCTGTGAGTGGTGAATACGATTTTAGTTTAGGTGCCCAAGAGCCAGAAATTTTGAGCTATATTAAAGAATCTATGGTTGTACAATCACGTATTTCTCCAATCAAAGCATACTTATTACAACCCATTGGTTCTGGTTCAGTTTCAGGAACTATAAATAGCCCCTTTACAATAACTTCTTATATCGAAACTACTCCCCAATATAGGTCCATTATATGGGCTTCTGGATCTAATCATCCAGATATAAGACCCTATACTAATCAAGGTAAGGGTTCTATAACTGTTATTATAAATTCTACTGAGGCTACAAGAGTTATTGATGTTGAGGATATTATAAATGATAATGAATTTGCTGTTGTTAAGCGTATGGATCTTTTATCTGCTAGAGTAGAATTAGTATTTAATGAGGGTTTTAATGCTACAGGAGCCACAATACAATATTATTATACTACCCTTGAATCTGGTGTAAATGTTGAAAGAATGAAATCTGGTGAGGGCACTTTTGATTCCTTATTTGGTTGGAATCAATATCTTGATACTACTTCTGATATGTTTAGAGGTGTAAATCAAATATTAATAAGATACCCGCTATCTCAGGAAGATCTTATTGTTAATGAAGAGGGTAGAGTAAAATTAGAGCAAGCAGATTGCTGGACTATTTGGGAGCCCAGATTATTTAATTATGATATTTTAGTGGTAACGGGAGATCAAACTTTTAGTGGTGAAGAAGAGCGTTATGAGGTTACTGATAAAAGGGATTCTAGAATTCAAGGAACTCTTATTACTCAAAGATTTAAACTAAGATATATAGAGTCTTCTGATCCAAGATATAGTATTGCAGTGGCTACAATATGATAGGTTTTACTCAATATATTAACAGTGCTATTATTGTGCTCAAACCCTATAAATATTTATTAAACTATGTAATAGAGGGTAAATGGACACAAGAAAAATTACAAGAAACGCTTATATTTTTATTAAGGCATAGAAATTGATAAAGCCAAATTCTAAAATTGAAGTGGGTTCACGAGTTAGGTTGAATCCCGGTATAACAAAATTTCATTATGAAACAACTCCTTTATTTTCATTAGAATATGTATTAAAAAAATTACAACAAAATCAAATTGTAGGTATTGTTATAAGGGTTGATAATAGTACAGAAGCTTTAGGGGTTCAATTTCCAAATATGAAGGATATTTTGTGGTTTAAATCATTTGAATTGGAAAATACAAATTATGCAGCAGCGTTTAAACAAATTTCTCGTAAGTAAATTAACAGATTACTTTCGCCGTATTTTTCGTTATAATTCTCAATGGACTAATCTTGGGGTTGAGATTGTACAGCTCTCTAGTGGTAGTGAGCAATTAGTTTTTGAGCAATTTTTTAATGAAAATGAACGCTATCCTGTAGTAACTGTTGGAAGTAATGGGGGTAGTATTACTCCTTTTGGCTTTAATGATTATGTAAGTTCTGAAAATGAAAGCCTTAAATATTTTGGTCAAAGAAATTTAGCTGTAGCTATTTTATCAAATGAATCCCCAATTACATTTTCTTTGCCAGATACCTTATTGAATGAAACCTCAAAAACTTTATCTATAACAGCAGCTTGGACTGGAATAGGTAGTGGTGGAGATGATATCACTGCTACAGTATATAAAAATTATACTACAAATCCTGTAGCTGTGGCTTCTGGGTCTATAATTGGAACTACTGAATTAAGTTTTCAAAATTTAGAAACAGAACTTTTTCCCTCAGTTATATTAGATCAACAAGACTATTGGGTAAATTTACAAACCTCCTCGGGTAGTAGTTATTATGTAGGTATAGATAATACTAAATTAACAAAGTATATTTCAAGGTCGGGCAGTGTTGAGGCTTCTGGAAGTGTTGTAGGATTTAGTAGACTTCCTATCAATTTAACCTATGGTGGAATGTATGAGGGAACTATAACTTTTCGTTGCATGTCAAAAAATCAAATTGCTCAAGCCTATGATTTATCTGAATTAATAGCTCAATACTTATTTTTAGGAAAGCATGCTACCCTAAGTCGTGAAGCCACAGCCATTGATGGTATGGAGTTACCTATAGCAAATTATTCAAATTTATTGGGAACTTTAGCTGAGGCTGGTATAAATATTAAAGATGTGCGTGTGGGTTCGGTAGAAAATAGGCGAAGGGGTGAAAAAGACCTAATATTTACAGTGCCTATAACACTTACGGTAATGACAGAATGGTCGCAACAATTCAATGCTAATTACTTTAAAGACATAACAACAACAATTAATACATTTTTAGAAAACTTAGAAAGTTGATTTTTTATTTAAAAACATTAAATATAGTGTAGATAATGAATAATTTTAATTCAAAGGAGATACAAAATGCCTAATTATAGACAACCCGGAACTACTGTTACAACTGTAGATAATCCAAGAATAATTAATATTGCTGGTGATACGATGATTCCGGCTATTGTCGGGTTGGGTCCGATGAAACGTTATGTTGTAGATGAGGCTGTAACACGTGGTGCAGGCTCAACTGATAATTTATCCGCCTATCCTGCAACAACGGTAGCTACAACTCAAATAGCAAATACTCCTGGTATTGCTGTGGGTTCTGCTGCTGCTGTTGATATAGCTCTTAATGGTGCCTTATATGCAAATAATGTAGCAGCCTCGGGATCGACTGGAACTACTGGTATTATGACATGGAAACAAGGAACTGTTCCTGTAGATATTCCTGCAACTGGATCAACATATTATGTAACTTATAATTATGATGTTCCTTCTACACAATTTGATCCCACTATTTTAAGTGATAAGACTTCTATATTATCAAAATATGGTTCTGAAAATACAGCAAGTGGTAGTCTTACTATTGCTGGATCAATTGTTTTAGAAAATGGCAGTCCTGCAGTTATGTTAGTTCAGGCTTCTGGATCTTCTTATACAGAAGCTATTTATAAAACAGCAATAGACAAACTTCAAAAAAAGAAAAATATTGAATCAATTATTTGTATATTTCCCTCAGGAAGTGTTACGGCTACTTCTCAACAATCATTAATTACATATGCTTTTACACATGTGGTAACAATGGATAATGCTGGAAGAGGTAGGGGTCTTATAGATGGTTCTCCCTCTCCTTATAGTGCAGCAGATGGGTTTGATACTATTGGAGATACTTCAACCTCAGGAACATATTGTTACAGAGCTAATGCTATCAATGATAGACGGCGTATGTATGTTGTTCCTAGTCGTGTTCGTAGAAAAGATGCTGCAGGTAACTATATGGAACTTGATGGTAATTATGCAGGTTGTTCAATTGCTGGTCTTAAAGGGGCTCAATCCTTGCGCTCAACTCCATTGACAGGCATGATAGTTACCGGAATAATTATAGAGGATGAAAAGTGGAATGAATATGAAATGAATCAATTGGGGGCTTCTGGTGCTACTGTATTAGAAAGTCGTTCTGGAGTTATTACAATTCGAGATTGTATTACAACAGATGCAACTTCTGCTGATACTGAAGAAGAATCAGTAGAATCTGTGCGTAGATTGGTTAAAAGAACCCTAACTACTGGATTAGATAATGCTTACAAGGGTAAAGGAGTTGTAATTACATCAACTACAGTTTTGGATGTTATTACAACAGTAGGATCTATTTTACAATCCCTAGTAAATTCAAGAGAGATAAAAAAATATGGTCAAGTTGATAACCCAATAACAGGAGAAGTAGCAATTTCTGCAATTCAAAATGCACAAGAACCCAGACAAGTAGATATAACTTGCTCAATAAATCCATTATATCCGATGAAGTGGCTTTCTGTTACTTGTAGCACATTTGTAGGATAATATAAATTAGAAATTAAATTAAATTATAAGGAAAAAATAAAATGGCAAGTATTCCAAATAGAAAAACAGTTGTTTCCTATGCCTATACTGTTAAAAATAATAATGGAACGGCTATAGGAACACTTCAAACTTTGACTATTGCTATGAATAGACAGCTACAGCGTATTTTTGAAATTAATAGAAATGCTAGTACTGTAGATACATTTGAGATAGTTCCTGGTCGTAGTGATTATTCAATATCTATTAATAGATTAGAAACCTACGAAAATTCTTTGTGGGAGGCTTTGGGTATCAGTAATGCTGATGAGGTATCTAAGGCTACAAGTCCTATTAATATTACTGAAATTCTTATAGGCCCTAATGGGGAAACTAGAACTACAGAATATCATAACTGTTGGATAGCCTCTATAGGAAAGACTATTCAAGAGGGTACTATAACTGTATCTGAAAACGTTTCCTTGCAAGTAGAATACATCGTTGTAGCTTAATAAGGGGATAAAAATGGAGCCAATCAATAACATATTGATGTCGCTGGAGGAGCTGGGTCAAATTACTAGTGAGAGTAGTGTATTTGAAATAAAACCTTTTAGAGACTGGAAAGCAACAAAGTGGCAACACAAAGTTTTTGGTTTAAGACTTTGTAATGCGGGTGAAACTTTAGATATAGCAAAATATTGTGATGAAATTCCGGAAACTGCACGTAGTATAGTTTCTATGCATGAAACATTAATAAGGTCTATCTGGTCTATTGATAAAAAAGCCTTAATTACTGCAGAGGAATTAAAAAAATATAATGATCAGCATAAAACTGGGCTTTCTGAGCAACAATACCTGAGGGGTTGGATTCAACGTGTAGAGGATATTGTATTAGAAAGATTAAATTCGGTTTATGTGGGTTTGCAATTAAAGCAAATTCGTATGTTAAATGGAACCCTATCTTGTGGTTATTGCGGAACTGTTTATACTGAAGAGAATGTTCCAGAGGGCTCTTTTGTTTTAAAATATAATATTGCAGAAATTATTTGCTCAGATTGTAAAGATAAAATTATTCAGGCTGATTATGACTTTGAACAAGATGTTGAAGAAGTAATAAAACCAGAAGAAGTTGTTTCAGAAACCAAAACTGAAACAAGTAAAGTCTTAAAAGAGCATCAAAGCTCTTTTGATTATTCTAATTATATCTGTAAATGCGGGAAGGAGCTTGAGAGTCTTGAAGAATTTACTACACATCGAGAGTCCTGCCCCAAAGCATTATAAATTTACACACGCGGATCTTGAAAAAGCTATGCTTGATGGATGTGCTCCTATTGTAGTTTTGTGCCCCTTTCGTGATTCATATAACTATAAACTTAAAAAAGTAAAATTACCCGTTTCTTTAATTAGTAACAGTAATGATAAGCCTTTAAATATTTTATCAAAAAGCTTTGGCTGTAAGTCTAATGAGTTAATTAATAAAGTATCATTTTGGATTGCCGGAGCTATTTGGAAAGAGTTTAAATTAGCTACAGAAGAGTGGTCTAAATTTGTACAGGATAATGCAGAAGAATTTTGTAAAAAGAATTTATCAAGAAGTAAGTGGACTTTATTTTGTAATACATCTAAGCCCTTTCAAAGGGATTTATTGGATGAGCAAAAACTTTGGATACTTTATAACAGTATGCTGGATAAAGAAGATAACATTAAACTAATCGAGGCTGTTAGAGAAAGCATAGTTCCTTGGATCAATCCTCAACTGTGGAGAGATATAGAAAAGCAAAAGAAAAATGAACATCAAAACGTAGCCTATGAAAAACAAAAAAAGGCTATGGTTGAATCTAATATGAAATCAGTAGATGATTTGGATGTAATAATGTAAAATGGCGGATTTAAATAAAAATATTGAGCAGGCAGAACAAGTAACTGGGGATGCCTCAACAAAACTTCTTGCAGCTACCTCAATTTTACAAGATTTTGGAAATGTTATTAATACTATTGCACAAAGTCCTGTAATGTCGGGTGCAGTATTTTTAAGATTGTCTCATACAATACGACAGCACTATATTTCAGTTTTAAGAGACTCAAAAAGATTAACTACTGAAAACGCAGAAGAACTTGAGAAAATAGTTGGTAAAACTGCTAGAATTACACAACTTGCTGTTGTATTTGGATCCTTTGCTAATTCCGTAGCCTCTGCCAATTTAAAATTAAGAGAGACTGCATCCCTAATGGGGGGTTTTACTAATCTTAATAATATGCCCGGGGGTTCTGTAACTGCCTGGGGTTCTGCAAAATATATGGCGGGTATGCGGGGTGATTTTTTAAGCTCCTACAATGTAAGAACAGTAGATCAAATGCAGCAGGCTTATCAACGTTTATATGGTGAAATGCGAAGGGAGGGTGGTTTAAGCACTAATATTAAAGACCAACAGGAGATGGCAAGAATTACAGGTCTTTATGGTTCTAGTGGCACCGATACAAATTTTGCCTCAAGAGCTTTAGCATTAAGAGCAAGATATCCAGGGTTTGCTGGTACCAAAAACATAAGCAGTATAATAAATATTCAAAGAAACCTTGCCAATTTAATGCATAATAAAGAGAATATAGGCACATTTGCTGGAAGTTCTGCAAATGCTGGTGAGGGCATTAGTAACCTTACTAATATAGCAGATATATTGTTGTCTAGTCATCAGTATACTTCGTATGAAACTGCAATGAAAGATGCTGTAAAATTTGCAAGTATGTCGGGAGGTGTGAATGGGCTTGGGATTGGTACAGCATCAGAGATTGCTAAAGCCGCTGTTAAGCCTATGATTCCTGGAGCTGATCCACTAGTATTTTTAAAAGCTGCGGAACTATTTGGTGTATCAGTACCAAAAGGATATAGCACTAAAGATCCCATTCAGAACGCTATGCTACTTCAAAAAATAGAAACAGCCTCCGAAAATCAGTTCTTTAAAAATCCTAGTGCTGTAACAACACAAAGAAGAGCTTTACTATCTAGCATAACTGGTATAGATGCTGACGCTGCTCAGCAAATAGTTGGCATAAAGGATTTTGGTGAGGCTTTTAAATTATTAAATCCGGAAGTACAGGATTTTATTACAAATATGACCAAAGTTAATACTGGAATGACAGGGCTTGAACAAAAGTTAGATTACAATGCTAAACAAAATTATAGTATTCCAGATTACAGAGCTAGGGCGGAACAAGGCTACCACAACTTATTAACAAGTACTTTCGGTAATTTTAGCCCAGTAGTTGAGCAATCTATAGGTTTAGGTGTAGAGGGGGCCGCAACAGCTGCACAATATGTTATACCCTATCTTTTAAATAGAAAGCTAATGAAGGGTATGTCGGGTGCAAAAGATATCAGTGATGCGGTATCAGTGGCTGGCAAATCCTCTGAAACTTGGAAGGTTCTTAATTCTGCAGGAGAGGTGGCTTCAGCTGGTAAAATTGGTGAGGCTGCTGGACTATTATCAAAACTAGGTTGGGTTGGACGCTCCCTAGGTTGGGCTGGTAAAATTGTAGGTAAAGCCGCTTGGCCAATTGAGGCTGGAATTGTTGGGTATGATATATATGAGGCAAATAAAGAAATGGGATTAGCTAATTCATCAGCAGGTAATTCCTATTTAATGCGAAAAAAGTTACATGATTTAAAAATTGGTAAAAATCCATACAATCCACTTGATATTTTATCTACTATAGAAGAGAGTGTTGGAGTCGCGGGGGCTGGAACATACCAAGCTTTAAAACATGTATTAAATGGTGATGGGGGCTGGGCTACAGATACAAGTCGCGCAAAAATAGATTTGGATAAAATAAAAAAATCAGAGAATGACTTGTATAGTAAGAAGATGATAGACAATTTTAATAAAAGAACTGAGATGAAACAGACTTGGAATGGGAAAGATTGGGTTGATCAATATGGACAAAAAGTAGATGAAGATCAAATGAAAGATTTGGAAAAAGCTAGTAAATTAATGGTTTATATTTACAATGGTGAGTCAGGGCAGCTTATGGATAAAGGCTCTATTACGCAGGGCAATCAACAAACATTAAGGATATTAAGTGGTAGTTCTGAATCAGTAATGCAAGCTAAAATAGGATAATATTGTGGAGTTTTTATGTTAGATAAATTTAATTGGAGACAATCATTTATTGTATTTTCAGATACTGCCCTTACTTCTGAAATAATCAAAAGTAAGGCTATTAAAGTGGGGGATTTGCTTTATACTACAAAAAATCTTTATTCAAAAAATAAATTATTGTTTATAGCAAATAAAGAATATAAAATGATTGGGAATTATGATAGGTATAGTGGGGGCATTGTTATAGAGTCTGAACAGGGAGGATGGGTTATTGATATATTAAAAGATGATCCCACGGGTGGGGGCCAATACTTTTATGTAAAAAAAGATATTCAATTTAATGATGTTTCTCAAAATATTTCAGATAATGATAATACCAATACAGAAAATAAAACAGAAAATGAGCCAACAACTCCAGAGGATAAAGAAAGTGATGCCTTATCTCAATTTGGGGAAGTTCCAACTATGATAGCTAAGAACCTTCTAAAAACCAAAACCTTTAGGTGGGTAAATTTTTTAGATTATGCCACAAATCAATCTTTAAAAAATGATTTTGGAAGTGATGTTCAAAAAATGCAGCAACATAGAGATGAAATTAGGCAAAGAATTTCTAAGGCTTTAATTTTTATGGCACAATACAAATATATTGCTAATAGAGAAGATCATACTTTATATGTAACTCAATATGGATATCACAAAATTTTTGGATAAGACACTAGAACATACTATTTTTGAGCCCTACGACACGGTTATCTTCGATCTAGATAATACTATCTGGAATTGCTCTGCATCAAATGGAAATAGAATGGGTGCATATGAAACGGAGCCACCCTATAAACTTATATCTATAGGGGTTCTTCAGGATATAAAAGGTAATATTATAGAGCTTCAAGAGGGTGTTGCAGAAATATTAAAAATATTAGATCAAGAAGATAAAAATATGGGCATAGTAAGTAGAGGAGAAAAAATTAATAGACCTTTTGATGCTAAACCCTCAATTATGATTTTAAAGAAATTTGGTTTATACCAATACTTTAATTATGAGGTAGTCTTAAAAGCTGGAATTGATAAACAAGAGTATTGCAAGCCTTTAGGAACTACATTGTTTATAGATGATGATAATACACAACTACAATCTGTTATGCAAAGAGATGATATTGATGTTTTACCCCGACAATCTTTTCAAAATTGGAATATACTATTAATGCCTAAAAAAGAAGCAAGTTTAAGGTTTTCAGATTTAAAATTTTCAATTAACGTAAAAGAGACTATTAACGTTAGATATGTTGGGTGGGGGGATGATTATATCCCTGTGGATCATATGCCCATACCTGAAAAAGACTTATATAATAGAGATTTATTTTATAAGTCTATAGGTGAGGCTGCTGTAGTTAGTATAGATAATATGGACGTTGGTTTTCAACAATTTTTTAGTAGGGCTATATGGCTTAGTGAAACTCCTTCATATGGTTTAGATCCCGTTGAAAATCCTGTAAAAGAAGCATTGCCTGCTAATAAATATACTACAGAAAGAGAACGGGACATACAAAGAAGACCACAAGTTATTATAGGCTTTCTTTATGTTATTCCAAGATATAGAGGTAAAGGTCTTGCAAAAAAACTACAAGATTTTATAACTCAAGCTATGGATAATAAATTTGGTAGGGGTAATTATACTACAGATACATATACAGAAAGTAATGGGGGTTGGTCTACAATGCAATACTATAAATCTCTTCAAGGTAATCCTAACTATGTAAATATTTATGATAGAAGAAAAAGTAAGCAAAGTAATGAATTAAATTATGATAGTATAATTATGTCTTTGAACTTTAATTAATTTGGAATATTAAATGAGTAAAATCCCTTTTAGGATATATAGATTAGATAAAAATCAGGGTAGTAATATAGGTTTTTCAAGGTTATCCCCCTCCAAGTATCTTGTTGATATAAGTGAAAATAATATTATAAATGGGGGTAGGGGGCAAGTAGAAGATTTGTTAGAATTTACTCCTAGCAATTTGCCGGGGTATTCTGGCCCCTCTTTTGTATCAAGAAGAACTATAGTTTTTGGCCCAACTTCATGGGGTAAATATATAAAATTTAATAATAAAACTTATTATATATTGGGAACAGAAGCAAAAACTAATAAAGATGATAATGCAGCAATTCCCAAAGTATTTGAATTTTATTTAGACCCACAGCATATAATTCCGGAATATAGGAAATTGCAAACAGAAATAAGAACTCGAGGGGGTTGGGAAATTCAACATTGGGGTGAGGCTTTAACAGAGGTTAGAGTGCAGGGAAAGTCTGGGGGTATGCATCAGCTCTCTCCAGGTAGACCTTTAGGTAGAGAGGATGATGTAACACAGTCTTTGGCCTGGCAGCGTTTAAATCAATTAAAAGCCTTATATGATAGTGATCATAATGTTAAAAATCAGGCAGATACTGTTTTACTTGGCATGAATTATTTTGATAAATATTTTATAGGTTATTTTACAGATTTTTCTGGACCCGAGGCTTCTTCTGAAAATCCCTATATTGTGGATTTTTCATTTACTTTTAAGGTCCAGCAAGAACTATCAACAACCTCGGCAATTTCTAATAATATAATGATTTAAAATGGTAGTCACTAAACATTTTTATCCCGATTGTATGGTTGTAATTGTTCCTGGGTTTCAATCAACTCAAATTGATGAATCTCAGGCTATGGTATTTAGTAATACACAGGGATCTTTACGAGAAATTACATCGATATCAGTAAATTTAACAGTGGCTAATAGTCCAGGAACATTTAATATAACCTTATCAGATACAGCAAATAAATTTATACTGCCTGATGATCCTGTAAAAGAGATAGGTGATCTTTATACCTATAGCAAAAACCAAACTAAGGATGCTGCTACGGATATACCTAAAGTTAATTTTATGGGTGCAAATTATTATGAATTTGATGGCTATGATACTGGAGAAAATGCTTGGCTAAATTTTGCACACGCCTCTATAGAAGATGAAAAGGGTCGTTACCCAGTATATTTTCGTAGGGATTTACAAAATAATATTGTAGAGTGTTGGGCTTTTACATATAGTGGAGAAATTATAAAAGTAGCCCCTGCAGGAGTAGAAGCAGATATAAATGATTTTTTAAATTCCATTGATGGTGATGTGGCAACCTATGATGTTGTTAGTAAAGAGAATCCAAGTGATAAACCTAGAGAGTTTACTATTCATAAGAGTAAAAATAGTGATTTTAATACAAAATATAGAGATATAGAAGAGCAGGGTGAAGACACTAAGCTATTTTTAAAGGGTAAGTGCAGAATCAATCCTATGGACAGAATTGTAATTTTTATGTCCAAAAGATTTGAAACAGGTAAATCGGAATCCACAGCAAAAGATAATGCAGGTAGAGAATTAATTAGAGTTTTTACGGGTTTTGTTAATACAGTACAACAGGGTTATTCAGAAAACAATAATACTGTCACTATTCAGGGGGAAGACGTTACAAAGATGATGCGATTGTCTGTTGTAAATGTTAATCCCTCTTTGGATGCAAATAGAAATGTAGATCTTGATAGGTCTACGGATGATGTAATTACACTTTACACAGACATTCTTAAGGGTTTAAACCCCCCGGAAATTGTAAAATTTTTAACTGTGGGGGGTGAAATTAGAAGTGCTGGGGGTACTTATAATATAAAACGTACTGGTAGTTATGAACTTGCAAAAACTAATTCAAAGGAAAAGCCTTCTACTTATGTAATAGATGTTAAAACAAAACTATTAAGGTTGTCAAAGGATTCTGAATTATCGGGTATAAGAACTGGTAAATCAAATGCAATTCTTGCATCTTTTAAAGATATTTTAGGTGAACTATTTTCTCCTACAAAAGTCCATATCATAAATCCCTTTATTCATGGTGGAAATATTGAGGGATTTAGGGCTTATGAAAAAGCATTTAATAGTGGAAATTACCAACTTTACCAGAATGAATTTAAAGTAAAAAGAGATGTTGTTTATCAAATAGCAGAAGATACTGCTTTTACGTTTTATGCAGATAGGGATGGAGAGGTGTGGTATTGTCCTCCTAGATACAATAACACACATATATTAACTGCAGAAAATCCTGAAATATTTATAATCAGAACAGAGGATATAATTAGTTATGGTTTTATAGAGGATGATGCAAAAGTTTTTAGCTCCGTTACTGTTAGTACAGAGCCAGATTGGGAATTTGCAGGAACAGATATAGGTCAGTTATCCCCCTATACTGCTACCTTTAAAGATGAAAATATTATGCTGCAGTATGGTCAAAGAATTTTTACATATAGTAACCCCTTGATTAATACTAAAGGTACTTATGTTGATAATACTGGAAAACAGGCAAATTTGGACATGATAGAAAAAAATCAAAAAGTTCTACAAATGTATGCCAAAAATCTTTTGCAAAAGATGATGGCAGAAAATAGAACAGGACAAATTACTATAACAGGTAGGGCTGAGCTGCCTCCTGGTTATCCTATTTATATACCCATTCGTAATATGATTTATTATGTAGAAAGTGTAGATCACTCACTTTCATTTGGCAATAGATTTGAAACTACTTTACATTTGTCTTATGGACGAAAGCCCTGGGAAAATATTCCAGAAATTTTATACTTATCTTCTAGTGATCCTTTTGGTGCTGGATTGACCAATAAATCTACGGGTGCAAATAAGATAGATGTTGTAAAAAAAGCAAGTGGTAAACCAATAACTAAAAAATGATCTCTACTAGACTAAATACTGATATTAAACGTATAATGATACATCATACGGAAACTGAAGCTAATATTCAGGGTGTGGAAATTAATGATATATTTATCCGTAGCCAGCAGTTTGGTGCCTCTTACGACATATTGATAAATCATGATGGTAGGGTAGATTTAACAGCTAGATGGATATTTGGTGTGAATCCTAAAACCTATTATGAAAATGTTGATATTCAATCCATAGTAAAAAAATATCCTAAACATCTCTTATCTAATGCGGGGGATACTGGTAGTTCTAATCAGAATGATGTCCATATAGCTCTTGTCGGTAATTTTGATAATACAGCCCCTACAAATTTTCAACTTAATGTTTTACAACAGGTTTTATTGGTGCTTAAAAGTGATATTCCTACAATAACCAATACACTTTATCATGGGGATGAATCTAATATTACTTGTCCTGGGCGATTGTTTTTTAAAAAAGAATTATTAAATATTTCAGATGCATTTAGTAAAGAATATTTACCTATAAACCCTATTAATTTAATACCTGAAAAACCATTTGTTTTTTCTAGTATACAGGACCCAAATATTGGAATAAATAAAAAGGGTGGGTATTCTGAATTAGACATCAGGTCTACGAGAGTATCCAAAAAAAATGTTGTTCTAGAAAATAAACGCACGGGTATAATCAAAAGAAATTCTATTGTAGAAATAAAGTCTAAAGGGTTAGTCAATAAAAATATTATAATAGATACTAAATCTGTAGGTAGTATAAAAACAAAGTTTATAAAAGAAATAAAGTCTACTGGGTATACCCATAAAAATATTCTATTACATCTAAAATCTACTGGGTTAACTAAAAAGTTATATATTCCTGATAGCAACCCTATAAATAAATTATCAAAAATTAAAATTTTAGGAAAGAAATTAACTGATAACAAGGACATTTTTTCTAGTAAGCTTTCTTATATTACTGTTACTGGTAAGTATTGGATAGGTGGTACTGGTAATTGGTCAGATACAGCACATTGGAGTAATACAAGCAATGGAATGCCTGGTGCAACTGTACCAATGGCAACAGATGATGTGTATATTAATGATTATTCTGGGTTCAAAGGTGTGGGTGGAACACTAACGATAAATACCGTTTCGTCTTGTAAAAATATGACAACCAGTGTCGGAAATAATTTTACCATAGTGAATATAGGAGAGTACTTAACCGTTACAGGAACACGAACACTAGAATCTGGTATCACCTTGGTTGAGTATAATTATGATAGTACTCGTAATATTTACTCTCAAATTGAGGGTGCGGGTGGTGTAGCTCTATTTGGTCAAAGTTTCAAAGGAAATGGAGGTTATTTAACTAGTTGCAAATTTTATCTTGGTTCATATTTTGCAGATCGATACCTTCCTTGGGGGAACGTCTATGGAATGTTATATGCACATTCTGGTATTTATGGAGTAAGTAGTCTTCCTGTTTTACCAGAACTTGCCACTTCAATTGGCATACCAATAATATCATTTCCGATTACTCGAGATTTTATAGAATTCACATTCAGTCCTCCATATTATTATATGGAGGGTGGGGTACCTTATTGTATCGCAATTTATTGGGGTGGTGGAACTTCGATTAATTATCTTACAGGTGAATATCACATCCCGTCTACTCATTCAGGGAATGCTTTCCGAGGTACAACAGTATTATCAGACAGGGATCGACTTTTTTATGTTTACGGAACAACTCCTTAACCATGATAAAAAAAGACCTTACATATTTATTGATTGATTCTGTAAAAAGGTTATTATCATTGATGATATGAATAATATATAATCTTGGAATGGTAAAAAATTAGGAAATATTTTATTTAGACTATTCATTCCTATATTAAAATTTATATGAAAATATTATGGAAAAAAATATATCCTAGGCAATTACAGAGTTCTACCATACAAAAGAACTTAAACCAGTTTTTAAGGACAGGTCAAATAGTTTCTGTAAATTCTGAGGAAGGTACTTGTGATATTCGTTGGTATGATCGTCCTGGAATTCGTAGGGGCGTTTTATTAACTCAAGCAAATGATAAGGACTTTATTATTCCTGAGGTTGGGGCTAACGTAGTAGTGGGCTTTGATTCTATGGAACAGGCTAGAATATTAAGATACATAAATAAAGGACATGCTGATAGAGTAAAAACACAGCATTCTTTACCAAAAATAAAGGTGGGTGAGAAGCTTTTAGAAGTTGCTGGAACAATTTTCCATATGAAAAATAATGGGGATATATTAGCCCAAACCCTAGATCAAAATAAAATTCAACTAGAGGCATCTACAGGGACATTTTCAACAGATACCATAAATATAAAAAATACTTCTGAAGCCGGGGTATCTTTTATGGGTCTTATTAAAAGAATGGTTACAAATCTAGGTTCTAAATCTATACAGTTTATAAAAAATACTGCCGGAGATTATTTAACTGAGTATAAGCTTCAAATAACAGAAAAAGCAGATAATGCTGTAGGAAATTCAGAAATTCCGATTATCGATATTTCGGCAGGAACAGTTGTAGATACTGATGGAAATGCTATAGATCATAATGGATCTGTAGTTCTTGCAGATAGTGTTAATGCTCTTTGTTTAGATTTAACAATACAAAGAAATAGTGTAGAACTTTTAATAGTAAAAATTTCAAAAGATGGAAAAGTATTTGTAAATTTATCTGAAGAAGTTACTTTGCAATTAGCAAAAAAATTATTAATTACTGCACAAGAGATAAATCTAAATAATGGAACAAAAGGGGCCGCTAGATTAGATGATGAAGTAACTATTAATGTAGCAACCGGTGATATTCAGGTAGATTCTGAAACACATAAAAATATGAGTCCTATAACATTAACGGGAACAATTACAAAGGCTAGTAGTACAATAAAGATAGGTGATTAATTATGGATATATTAGCAAGAATACCATGTGATCATAGAGCAGGTGAGCCTTTGGTAGGTTATGTATTAGATACCTGTCCTAAATGCCTTGGTTCTGGATATATTGGAGAATTTCAAATTGATAATTCTGGGAATTTAGTTACTATCTATAATCAGGATAGTCTTTCTCAACAAGTAATAAAAATATTAAAAGAAAATAAAAGATCTACGGGTTATGGCTTTGATTACTCTTTGATGCGGGGTGTTATAGATACTACTACAACTTTGGTTGTTTATAGAGAGATAGTAAGGTGTATTTCATATTTAAGTACCTTGCAGCAAGAAGAAAAAGCTAAGGGAAACAAAATAAGTTCAAATGAAGAAATAAAATCAATTATTTCTTTAGAGGTTACACAGAATATTTATGAGCCTAGGCAATTAGATATAGTTCTAAATTTAAGAACGGCTGGAAGTCAAAATCCAGAAATTGTTACAACATTAACACGATAATAGGGAAAGATAATGATTAAGTCATTTACAAATATTGTTAATTCAATGAAGTCTTATATACAAAGTCTTTATCCTACTGCAAACACTTCGGAGGGAACTTTTTTATCTGATGTTATTATATCAGCCCCAGCAAAGGAGATTGAATCCCTGTATAATGAGGTGGAAAGTGTTCAATTAGACCAATCTATATATACTGCTTCTGATACAGGTTTAGAAGTAATTGCTAAAAATATGGGGGTTTTGAGAAAATCTGCAAGGGCTGCTAGAGGCAAAGTTACATTTTATATCAACTCTTTGCCCACATCAGATATTACAATCCCAGCCTCTACTGTAGTTTCTACAATTTCATCTACTACGTCCTCTAGCATACAATTTTCTACTATTCAAACAGCGGTGATGTATACGGATTTTGCTGCTAATTATTTTAATGCAACAACGGGTCGTTATGAGATTTTAGTGGATATAGAAGCTCTTAGTGGGGGAACCTCTGGTAATGTGGGTTCGGGCACTATTGTGTCTCTAGTGTCATCTATTAGTGGCTTAAATGGGTGTACAAACACCTCTGCAACTACAGGTGGGGCTGATACAGAGTCTAATGACCAATTAAGTTCTAGAATAGTTACTAGATGGTTAGGATCATCCCTTTGTACAGAGGATGGTATAAAGTCTGCAATATCTTCACAACAATCTGTTGAAGATGTAATTATAGTTGCTCATGGCAATACTGGAAGAGAAGAGCTTGGAGCCATAGATGTTTACATAAAAGGAGTTATAACAAGATCACAAACAGAAAATATAATTCCTGTGGGTAATTTATTTGAGAATTTAACTTTTTTTAAACAACCCCTATTAACCGGAGGTATTGTATCAGTTTTGTCTAGTGCTTCTGGATCTATTTCATCCTCTAACTATAGTATTGTAAAAGATGCGGGTTCTTATAGGGGATCTGTTTCGGCTGTAGATAAACTAAGTTGGGTTATTCCTATTAATGATAGCTATGGGGCAGTTTCTGTTGTATATAATTATAATGGTTTGATAGAGGATCTTCAGAATATTTTTAATAAAACAAATACAGACATATTAAATGCTAATATCTTGGTAAAGTGGGCCTCCGAAATTCCTATAGATATAGAATTTTCTATGAAGGTTTTAGCCGGATTTAGTCTTTCAGATGTAGAAACTGTTGTTGAGGCAGAAATTTCTACTTATTTAACAGGTCTACTAATAGGTAGTGAAATTCAACAGGCAGATATAAATAGAATTATACTAAATGTTCCTGGGGTAGATGATGTACAACTACCCTTTACAACTTTTCAAAGTTCAGATGCTACAATTATAATAAATTCTGTGGGAAATTTACAACTTCCACTTTATGGTTACTGTTCTGCAGGGACCCTTACAATCAACTTAATGAGTTAAAAATGGCATTATATTTAAAGTGGTCAGATTATTCAGTAGGCTCGGCAAAGAGAATTGTTGCTAATATGTTTTCTTATTTGTCCCCTCGTTGGTATCCTGTAAATATATTAGGTACTCCCATATATAAAATGCTCTTTATGAGTGCTGATCAATTATCTTCAGCCTCCACTGAAATATCAGATACTTATGGGGACCTTGATTTAGATAATGTTAGGACAGTTCCTGTAGGCTCCAGCTACACTGCTAAAATATATGATAATTTTGGAATCCTACTTCAGACTTCTAAACAAAATACTCAAAACTATGAGACTTTTAGTAGTGGTTCGGGACTTCAAGATTATCGGACAAATTTAAAGTTATTGAATGAGGCTTCTATAGTAGCCTCAACACAAACGGGTATTGACTTAGTGGGGCAATCTTATTCAGGAGTGGCTCCTTATACTATTGATAGACAAAAATTAGGGTATGATGGCTGGTGTTTATTTGTACAAACGGGTTCAGTTGTAGCAATAGGAAATGGATTTATTATATCTGATAAAACATTACGGCGAATTGGAAGAGTTTTGCCCACAGATATACCCTTTTCGGTAGGAGATAAATTTAAAATATCATATACAAAATTAGGACATAACACAAAAATTTATAGTAGAAAGCAATTTTATAATAGTTTGGATATTGAAATCTTTTCTACTTCAGCCGATGCCTCTTTTAAAGCCTCGATTGAAAAAAATATAACTAGAAATTTTCGAGCAGATGTTGCATCAAGATTCTTTTATAATACTAATTATATTTTAAGTGATGCCTCAGGATCAACGTACAACAGTGATTACTTTGAACAAAAAAATGCTTATTTAACCAATAAAATAGAAACTACTTCTGGCATAGAGGATAATAAAAATGATATTACAAGTTCTGTAATAAACACTTCTGGATTGGCTTTTCAAACAGGAAGTGTTTTAATGGATTGGACTTGCCTAATAAAAAATGGGGCTTATTTTGATAGATATTTAAGATCCTACCCAATATCTACAATACCAAATTCAGTTTATTATCAACAAGTATCTTCAGATCCTATAAGCTGGATGGAAGAGCCTGAGACTTGTGGGGCGCATTGGATAATGCTCAGTAGTAGTTCTATCTGGGATGTATCTGGTAATAAAAACAACCTACAAAAATCTTTGTCCTCAAATAACCCAACATTTGAGATTGGGCGTTCTTTTAATAGATTTGCCTTATCAATGAATTTAGCAAAACACGGGGCTTCCAGTACAATGTTATACGAGGGAAATACCTCTCAAAGTGTGGATTCTTTTAATGGACTAACTGCAGAGTTTTGGATTAATGGTATGGATAAAAAAGCTGCTGCAGGTACAACATCTAAAGTAATACTTAAACGAGAGGCTATAAGTAGTTCAAATGATTCTCTAACTACCAATGGCTATTTAATAACTATAGACCCAATTGCTGGATTCTTTTCATATTCTGCTAAAGAAGGGGCTACAACAGTAACTGCTTCAGCATCAATTTCAGATTATATTTTAGAAGAGGCAAGAAGGTACCATAATTTTTCTCTGACTTTAAATAATAACATAGTAAAATTTTTTATAGATGGGGCTTATGCATCATCTGGGTCAATTGGTGTTAATCCTCATAATATATTACCCTCTCCTACTAATTTATATATAGAAAATAGTAATACAAAGGATTATAATATTTCTACTGATGAAATAATGATCTCTAGTGGGTCTTTAACTCCTGATGAAATTAAAAATAGATTTTTTCAATATGCCCCAAGATATTTATACCCCATAGAGATTTCTTCAGGTTCTGTTGATAATTATTATCAATCGAAGGTATCAGTATATGCTTCAGGTTCTGGAGAATTTCAATATTATGATTTTGCAGTAAAAGCAACTAATCAAAGAGTTTTTAGAAAAAAAGACAATAGTTTTTATAGGCTATATAAATTACCCCTGGAAAAAATTTAAACATTTAATAATTAGGTGAAATGATGGAAAGAGCTAATTTTTTCAACGATCAAGATGTAATGTCGGATGATCTTAATGCTATAGAATCAACTACTGCTAAACAGGTTTCTAGCAGGTCTGTAGCTCCTTTAGGTAATTCTGGGGGTATATCAACTCTCACAGGAGGAAGTGTAACTTTGGGAGGTATATATGGATCTCCTAACGACTACCTTGTTACAACAAAAAATTTCTATTGTAATCAGCTTAGTGCTACACAAATATCTGTAACTGTAGGTTCTGCAATAGATCCTAGTGGTAATATTATTTTATTAAATTCAACACATAGTATTACTTTAACAGATAATACAGCTACTTCTTTTTGGATAGACTCTACTGCTGGTATAAAATATATTAAAATAAAATATCAGGAATCTTCTGGATCTTTACAATCTGATGATTTAGGAGCAACTTTCTATACGAGATATTATGATAGCTATCAAATAAGGATTGAGGCTATAGCAGCATCTGTAAATGAAATACCCTTAGGTAGATTTACTGCTGATGGTAGTGGTAATATTTCTGGAATCATTACAGACATGCGGCAGTATTGTAGAACAATTACACCCGCCAGCTCTGCTATTTTAGATCCTACAATTGAACCTGCAAAAACTCTTGGTTGGGTGAGTGTAGAAGACCACGTAAAGTCTATTGGGCATGCCACTCCTACCAATATAAATCCCCATGGTCAAAATTTAGCAGATTTAGGTTATACAGGTCAGGATATAGCAGAACATGAAAGAACAAGCCATGTAAATGGAATTATTTTATTGGCTAGAGATGATGTTTCAAAAAGCAGTTATTTGGGCACTGTTAAGGATACAGGTATTGCTTATATAGAATTTACTACACCAAGCAATGCAAAAATGTTAATAAATGGTAGTATAGTTACTGGTTCTATTCCTAATTTATATGCTGTTTCACCTTTGGTTACAGATGCTGACTATTGGGTAGTTGCTGATTCTACTTGCCATGCCTCTTTTGTAAGTAAAACCACATATCTTTGGGATGAAGAAAATCCACACAAATACCCTCAGTATTTATTGTTAGGTTCTGCTAGTGTTTCTGATAATGGAGGAGATATATCCTATAGGGATATGAGACAATTTTATACCTTGAACACTGCAGATATTTATGATGTTACTGCATTGCCCAATAGGGCTCCTGAGTCTTTTAATCAAGGAGTGTCTTCTGGTTCTTTACAGGATGAGCTTAGGATGATTAGGGGAGCTATAGGATTGATTGCTACAGGTAGTGTAGATGCTTTTCCTGGAAATATGCCTTTAAATATAGGATCATCTGGAAGTGTAAGATCATTAGCCAATCAATTTAGTAGTGTGAATTCAAACGCCAGCAAAACTTGGGATATATATTATCATAATAATAAGCCCTGTACAATATTTGTTGAAATTAGTGTGTATGGCGCTTCAAATGTTCCTAATGAGTATACACAAATTCATGTTAGTTTATCAACTGATGGAATAAACCCTAGTTTAACTATGTGTTATCTTCATTTAAGTGGGGGGGGTCAAGTTTATGCTATCGGTAGTTCTATAAGCTTTTTTGTTCCCCCAGGAATGTATTATGCTTTAATTAAATCTGATACCGGAATTCCTTTTATAACAATTCCTACATGGACAGAATATTATTAACTATAGAAATATAAAAATATATTTTTAAATTACTTAAATAATCACTTTTTATTCTATAATATATATATATATATATATTGTATATATTTATCAAACCTTATACTTTTTTGGTAGTGTCTCAGTTTGAAAGGGGGACATATTATATGTTGAATAATATCTTTAATTTTAGCCTATAATTCTTATCGGTTATCCTATATGCGGTATTTAGCCATAAGGAATAATTATTTTCATAACTAATAAGTATTAAGTATTAAGTATTAAGTATTAAGTATTAAGTATTAAGTATTAAGTATTTTAATTGTGGAAGATAATACAGAATACAGTCTCCTGGAATATCGTGTTTGAGGATGGTTTCTTTCGTGGTTTTCTGCAAAATTGGAATAATCCAATGAATTCTTTAATTGACAATACGACATTTTTGTCGTGTATTTATATGGAGAGAATCAAGGCTGCTAAAATTTTTAACTTGACTTTTCTTTTATTAAGGTTAACTTTAATCATAAGACCACCGCAAGGTGGTGTAGTCTTCTTCCCGCGCAAGCGATAGAAGTGTAAGCCGTTCCTGTTGGGCTGATAATTCAACGGGATTTTTTTGTCTTCACCGTGCCAAGAATTCAGCCAACGTGATGATATTACCACTTTTTTGTGCATAATGTCCATGTTTGGGGAATAGATGGGGAAGACTATACAGAAGGGGTTACTTATTCTATGACTTTATCTGTTATATTTACCAAATCAAAAATAAATATTATATTATGTGTGAGCTATTTAACAAAAATATTGTCAAAATTTACAAGATTACTATTGTTGAGATAGGTAGGGTCTTGTAGGCTCGTTCCAAGCCTTAAAATATTAAGTGCTGCATTTAAATCTCTATCTAAAGTAAGTTTACAATGAGGGCAAGAGTGGATTCTAACAGACAAATCTTTG